GGTGAATCGGCGTCGCCATTCGACCGCCTCTCAGCGGTCCCCTAGGGGGTCAAGGGTTTGAAGGCTGCCACAAAACGGGCCGGGAAGCAATCAAAGACCGTGCCAACGAAGCCCGAGAAGCTGAAGTCCGACCAACCGGACGGGCTCGTTACTCGCGCTCAGGCGGCGGCGGAACTCGGGGTCGAGCCGAACCGGATCAACAAGTGGGTGGCCGACGGGGCGCCGGTGGCGGTGCGGGGAAGCCGAGGTCACTCGGCCTACTACGACCTCGCGGCGCTGAAGGCGTGGGTCGCCGATCGCGGCCGGCCGGATCAGGACGAGGGCCTGACGCTCGGCGCGGCGCGTGCCCGGCTCGCCACCGCCCAGGCACAGAAGTACGAGCGCGAGAACCTCGTGCGCTCGGGCCAGCTCGTGGAGCGTGCGCAGGTCGCGGCGGAGGGGCAGGCCGTGCTCGCGTCGTTGAAGGCGAAGCTCCTCTCGGTCCCGCGCCTCGCCGTCATCCGCGGAATCGTGCCGCGCGAGAAGGAGCACGACCTCCATGTGCTGGTCGTGGAGACGTTGCGCGAGCTCGCGCGATGGAAGGCGGCGGAGGATCAGGAGGCCGCGGAGGCCGACGACTTGGCGGCGACGGTATCGCCGTCATGATCCTAATGAAGAAGCTGCAGCCCGGTCCGTCGTCGCTCACGTCCGACTGGCTATCTGTCCTCGAACCGCCGCCCGATCTCACGGTGAGCGAGTGGGCGGAAGCGCACCGGATGCTCCCGGAGGCGAGCGCCTCGCGCGGATCGAAGTGGCGGAACGACACGGCCCCATACCTCGCCGGAATCATGGACGCGGCGACCGAGACCGGGGTCCGCAAGATCGCTTTGATGAAGTCCGCGCAGACGGGCGGGTCCGAGGTACTCAACAACATCATCGGCTACCACATCCACCACGACGCCTGCCCGATGCTCATCGTTCATCCGACGCACGACGCGGCCGAGGCGTGGTCGAAGGAACGACTCTCGGACATGATCCGGTCGACGCCCGCTCTCGCTGAAGTCGTCCGCGACAAGGCACAGCCGAAGACGCAGGCCCACCAGGCGGAGAGCACGCTTTCGCTCAAGATGTTCCCGGGCGGATTCATCGCGCTCGGAGGTGCGGGCTCGCCGAACACGTTCGCGCGTTGGTCCGTGCGCATCGCGATCGGTGACGACGTGGACCGCTTCCCTCCGGTCGTCGGCGAGGAAGGCGACCCGTCCGACCTGCTCGTCAACCGGACGATCAGCTTCTACGATGCCTTGAGCATCTTCGTGTCGACGCCGACCCTGAAGGGTGGTCGAATCGACCGCCTGTTCGCGAACAGCGATCAGCGGCGCTTCTTCGTCCGCTGTCGCCATTGCGATCGCTGGGACTGGATCACCTGGTCCGACCCCGATCACTTCCGCATCGGCTACGAAGACACCGACGCTGAGACCGCGCGCATCGAGTGCCCGAGCGAAGAGCGCGGCGGTTGCGGCGGGCACATGGACGAGGCGGACCGTCGCCTCATGGTGGCCTCCGGGGAATGGCGCTCGACGGCGCGCGCGCAGGAGCCGGGTCTCGTGGGCTTCCACCTCCCGGCCATGATCTCGACCGTCGGCGGGGTGACGCTCTCGGGCCTCGTCGCGAAGTGGCTCGCGGCGCGATCCGCGGGCAAGGAGAAGCTCCACGTCTTCATCAACACCGCCCTGGCCGAGGGATGGGAGGACCGGGCGTCCAGCGTCGCGCCGCACACGCTCATGAGTCGGCGCGAGTCCTACGGGGAAGGTGTCGACGTCCCGGAGTGGGCCCCATGCCTTACGGCCGGCATCGACGTTCAGATCGACCGTTTCGCGGTCGCGGTCGTCGCGTGGGGGCTCGCGGGAGAACGCGCCGTAGTGGACTGGCGGGAGATCCCCGGAGACCCGAAGCTGCCCGAGGTTCAGGCCGCGTTGCTCCAGATGCTCACCGGAAAGTACCAGCATGCCTCGGGGCATCACCTTCCGATCCATGCGGCGTGCATCGACTCGGGCTACTCCACGGAAGACATCTACGACTTCGTCCTTGCGAACCAGCATCGAAAGCTCTTCGCGACGAAGGGCGTGGCCGGGCGCTCTGGAGAGCCGATCGTGAGCAAGGCGAGCGAGAAGAGCTACGGCCGCCGATCGAGGCCGGTGCGGCTGTACACGATCAACGTCGATGACGCGAAGGCCGACGTGATGAACGCGCTCACGGTCAGCACTCCGGGCGCCGGCTACTTCCACTTCCCGGAGCGAGTCGACGAGGAGTTCTTCGCGCAGCTCTGCGCGGAGCATCGGGAGCAGCGCTACAACAAATCGAACGTCGCGACACACAGCGTGTGGGTGCAGGACAGGGCACGAAACGAGGCGCTCGATTGCGTCGTGATGGCGCTCGCGGCGCTCCGTCTTCTGAACCCGAACATCCGTCAGATGGCCGCGACCATCGCCGAGCTTCCGCTGCCGACGGCGCAGCAGCAGGCCCAGGCCGCGAGACCTCAGGCGCCATCACAACCCCCGCAACGCCGCGTTGGGAGGAGTGCATACCTTGGCCGATAAGCGAGTCCCCGGGCTCACCAGCATCATCATTCCGACACACAACCACGGGGCCGTGGTCTCTGAGGCGATTCACTGCGCGCTCGCTCAGACATCGCCGTGCGAAGTGATCGTCGTCGATGACGGGTCGACCGACGGCACATTCAAGGTCCTCGCGGATCTTTTAAGTGCCCCGGACGGAAAGCTCAGGATAATGAAGACCGCGGCCTGCGGTCCATCCGACAGCACGCCGGAAATGCGCAGCGCCGACGGGATGCTGCGTGTTGTCACCATTCCACACAGCGGACCGAGCGCGGCACGGAACGCCGGGCTCGATGCGGCGTTCGGAGAGTTCGTAATGTTCCTCGACGCGGACGATCTCATCGACCGCCGAAAGGTCGAGCGCCAGCTCGCGCAGTTCACCGATGAGATCGGCTGGGTTCTGTGCGACGTGCGCATCGAGGACGCCGCGAAGAACGGGCGCGTGACGACCGCTTCGGAACAGTACCGCTACGCCGAGAAGAACCTCGGGGGATGGATCCGCGAGCAGCTCGTCCCCGCGAACTTCATCCCGATCATGTCGCCGCTCGTCCGGTCCTCGGTACTCGACGGCGTTCGGTTCAGCGAGCGCATCCCGGAGGACTGGTACTTCTGGCTCGAGGTCGCGGCCCGTGCCCGGGTGCGCTACTTGCCCGAGGTGCTCGCCGTCTACCGGCACGGCAAGACGGGGCGAAGCCGCGTCCCGAAGGCATCGAGCGAGATCGTAGCGAACGTGGAGGCCCCGCTCCGGTTGAACCTCGGATGCGGGGCATTCCCGATTCCCGGCATGGTGAACCTGGACAAGCGCCAGGGGTGGCGATTCCAGGACGGTCTCGACTTCCCGAACCATAGCGTCCACGGGATCACGATCTCGCACGCGCTGATGTACCTGCCCGATCACGACTGGCCCGCGTTCTTTTCGGAAATGGCTCGCGTGCTGGTGGATGGCGGAGTCGTGAGGATCACCGAGGATGACACCGACAACCCGAACAGCGCGCGCTTCGGAGGCTGGAAGGGATCGGAGCCCGCGGTCACGATGACGTGGGCGGAGAAGGTGATCAGGGCTCTCGATCGAGCTGGCCTCGCCGCCTACCATGCCACGCCGGATATCACGAGAGGGCACGAGTCTCTCCTCCAGTCTCGTCACGGCGCTCCGCCGGACGTGTTCTACGTCGAGGGTGTGCGTGGCCGCGGCGTGCTGCTGTCCCCTCACAACGACGACGAGACGCTCTTCGCGGCCTTCACCATCATCCGCCATCGGCCGCGCGTCGTCGTGTGCTTCCAGAGCGAGCGGGACTATGGAGACCCGGCGGCGCGGGAGGCCGAGAGCCGGGAGGCCGTCGAGCTGCTGGGAGCGTCTGGGTTCGAGCAGTGGCGCGGCGAAGACATGGTGGCGGCGATGCGTGACCTCGACGCGCGCACTCACCCGGAGCGCGTGTGGGCGCCCGATAAGCGGGCCTCGCATCCTCAGCACGTCGAGGTGGCCCGCGCCGCGCGCGAGGTCTTCGGCGATCGGGTCGTCACTTATCACACGTACGACCAGGCCGGGAAGGTCCGCGACGGCCGCTCCGTGCCCTACGAACCCGAATGGGTGCACGCGAAGTTGCGCGCCCTCTGCCGCTACCAGACGCAGGCGACGCACCCCCGCGCCGGCGCCTTCTTCACGTGGGATCTCTTGGAGTACCAGCCATGACCGACACCGGCGGACCCTTTCGCCTCTTCCCTGAGCAGCTTCGCTGGTGGTCGTTCGCTGACTACGGGCAGCTTCTCGCCATCGTGCAACGGTTCCGGCCGCGGCGCGTCCTCGAGTTTGGGCCGGGCGGCTCGACGCTCGCGCTCGTGGAGGGTGGCGCCGAAGTTGTGGAGACCTTCGAGGACGATTCCGCGTGGCTCGGAGTCCAGGAGAAGCGGCTCCATGCGCACCGGGGAGCCGTGATCCTGCGGCTCTATCGCCATTCCGAGCCGCTCGCAATCCCTCAGGCTGACGATCAGCGATACGACCTCGCCTTCGTGGACGGGCCGCGCGAGACCCTTCGGCGTCCCATGGAGATTGCGTACGCCGCCGAGCGGTCCCGGGTCGTCGTCACTCATGACGCGACGAGCGCGCCGGTCCGTGACGCCCTCCTGGCGCTTCAGGCTCGGGGCTGGGCGGTCGAGTTCATCCCATTCACGCGCCCCGCTGGGGATGAGAACGCGATGGGCGTGGCGGTCGCCCCGGAGTGCTAGCCGTGGCGTGCTGGAAATGGGGCACGACGTTCGGCCCCGAATACGTGAACCGCCTCCGCGCCGCGCTGGAGAAGCATCTCCACGTCGAGCATGAACTGGTTTGCATCACCGACGATGCCGAAGGGATCGACTGGCGCGTGCGCATCGTTCCAATGCCGACGACCTACGCGAACACCCCGCGCTGCCGTCGCCGGATGCAGATCTTCAGCCGGGACTTCGCGCAGCAGATCGGGACGCGAATCCTCTCGATGGACCTCGACGTGGTGATCGTGGACGACATCACGCCGCTCGTGGATCGGCCTGAGCCGATCGTGTGCTGGCTTGTCGAATACGCGCAGGTGTACTCGGGGAGCTTCCACCTCATGGACGCGGGTGTCCTCGATGAACTGTGGAGGCTCTACGAAGAGTCTCCCGAGGGCTTCCCGATGGCGGTTCAGGAACGGGGCTGTCCGTCCGATCAGGCCATGCTGAACTGGCACCTTCGGGATCATGATGGCCCGCTCGCGCACTGGACCAGCGGGGACGGCCTCGTGACCTACTTCGGCGACGGGTACGAGCGCCTTGAGCATCATGGGGTTGGGCCGAATCGGCAGGATTTGCCGAAGGGCACGCGCATCGTGGTTCTCGGATCGGCGGACAAGGCCGTGATGGACGAGGGGCGATACGACTGGGTGCGCGAGCACTGGACGGCGTTGCCGGGAGGCGCGGAGTGAGCAAGAAGTTCTCTGTGGAAATCGTGTCCGATCCTAGCCCGCGCTGTTGTTGGTGCGGAGGGGCCCCGGATGCGGTCGTGGTCATTAAGTCATTGTCGTCCAAGATCGTCTACGAGTTCTCGGTCTGCATCCCTTGTTCGAAATGCGGGCAAGTGATTCGTCGGCTCACGCGAAGAGCGAAGTCTCTAGACCGTCAGATGGCTGATTTTCGCGAGGCCATTCAATGATTCTGGCGATGACCCCGTTTCGCGCCGATGCAAACCTCGGCGCCGCCTATAACGAGGCGATGGCCCTCCTCCCGGACGACGGGTGGGCGGTCTTCATCGACCACGACGCCGCGCTCACGACTCGACGATGGCACGCGCAGATCGCGGAGGCCATCGCCTTCAAGCCGGACGCGGGCGCCTTCGTCGCGTGCACGAACCGCATTGCGGCGCCGTGGCAGCAGGTGGGGGACCGGAACAACCACGACATGGTCCACCACCGGGCGTTCGGCGCCGAGCGCCTGAAAGTCCGGTCGCTGCTCGACGTCACGGACACCCAGGGCTTCGGCGGGGTGGCGTTCGCCATCTCGAAGCGGACGTGGGACCGGATCGGCGGAGCGCCCGACGGGATGCTGTGCGTGGACCATCATCTCCACTTCCGATGCCGGAAGGCCGGGCTCCGGGTCTACCTGCTGGAGAGCTGGTACGTCTACCACTGGCGCCGTGGGCCGCTCGCGAACGGCGAGGCTGACAATCTGCCGCGCGACACTCCTCGGGCCGCTGACTGCCCGTGCCGCGGTCCTGAGAAGAACCCCACCGTGAGGATTCAACTGCCATGAACTTAAACCCACCGTTCTTGGGTCATCGCGAATACCTAGCCTCTCCGCGAGCATGGCCCACCAAACGCGAAATGGAACGATTCGACCGCGCATGCTTCGGGGATCTTCGACTTCAACTCTCGGATCGTCGTCGACACGGAGACCCAATGACTGCGTGCACCGGCAATCATCTTCTGGTCCTGCGTCGAGGGGAACTGAATGACCCTTCTCAAACTCCCACACGTCCACTCTCTCAAACAGAGATCCGTCGACGATCGCGGCGCCATGAAAACGCCGCGCGGCATGCCCGGCCTTCGACCGACACTCCCGGAGCCTTGGCTTGGATGTCCTCCATCCGTGAGAACTACGAGACCGAGTCCAAGCGCCTGATATCCCGCATTGAGAGCTACCTGGACAAATATGGCGTGGGCTCCATCCCCGAGAAGCCAATGGGTGATGAGCAGGACTGGACGCGGAGCGAGTGGGAAGAATGGCTCCATCGACTGCGGCGGAGAGTGGAGTGCCTGCGATGAATCCTCGTATCGTCTCCTGCTACTTCGGGGGCTCGTCCGACTGGGAGCGCCTCGCGCGCGTCCTCGAGCTGGGCGCGCGCCGCCACTGCGCTGGGTGGGACATCGACCTCCGCCGCATCGAAGCGCCGCCTCCGACTCACTCACTGTCCGCGAACAAGAACGGGAACACGCACAAGCTCGACTGGTGGACGGATCAGGTAGAGGCCGCCGAGAACGGAACCCGGATCCTCCTCATCGACACTGACACCATGATCCTCGGGCCGCTCGACAAGGCGTGGTCGGAGGACTTCGACTTCGCCTACACCACCAAGGGCGGGCGGTTCCCGTTCAACGCGGGCGTGATCTTCCTCCGTGTGTCGCGCCGGGTGAAAACCTTCATGCGGACATGGCGCGCGGAGAACCGCCGGATGTTCGAGGACTCCGCGTATCACCTCCCCTGGTATCGGCGCTTCGGGGGACTGAATCAGGCCGCGCTCGGGAAGATGCTCACGGAAGACGTGAACGTGAAGATGGGCGTGAAGCTCTCGACACTGCCTTGCTCGACGTGGAACTGCGAGGACGCGTCGTGGGAGTCGTTCGGCGATCACACCCGGATCGTCCACATCAAGAGCGGCCTCCGTCTCGCGGCGCTCGCCACCGGGGACGGCTCGCTGAGGCTGATGCCGCTCGTGCGGATCTGGCGAACGCTGGAAAGGGAGGCTCGATGAAGGCTTGGTTCACGGCCGCCGAGGTCGCGGAGCTGCTGCACGTCGGCGCGCGCACGATGCGCCGACTGATCAGGCCGCATCGCGCACAGTGTCACCTCGCGAGAAACGGGGCGAATCCGCGGCTCGTGCTTTGGGTCCCGGCTTCAGTCGTGCGCGAACTTCGGGACGCGCGTAGAATGCTATGGAAGGCAGCCTGAGCCATGACCCTGATCGAATGCCGTCACCGCTACCGCGAAGAGGTTACGACCCTCGGCGAGGAACGCCGCCGGTTCGTTTGTCTGGATTGTGGAGAGATCGAACTCGGCAAGGACCCGGCGGTGTGTGACCACCCGAAGCTCACAAGAATCAGGAGAACGACCGGGGAGTTGGGCGCGACGGGAGTTGTCCACTGGGATCTGTATCGGTGTGACGAATGCGCCACCGTCCATGCCATGAGCCGCCACGAGCCTTCGTCGCCGCCATCTCAAACGGTCGCCATACTCGACTGAATCGGGCCGGGGAAACCCTAAACCCGCGAATCGCGACCGGGGACGGCTCGCTGAAGCTGATGCCGCTCGTTCGGATCTGGCGAGCCCTCGAAAGGGAGGCGGCTTGAAGGAGTGGTACACCCTCGAAGAGATCGCGGCGCAGCTCCACGTCGGGACGCGGCACGCCCGCCGTCTGCTCGCCCCGTATCGCGCCGACTGTCACCTCGCGCGGAAGCGTGGCCACCCGCGGCTCATCCTCTGGATTCCGGCGAAGATCGTGGAGACGATGCGAAAGGATCGCGCAGACCAATGGCAGACAAAATGTCTTGACATAGTGTCCGGTTCTGTTTTACGCTTCGGCGCGTCGAGTGCAGATCGCACCGACATAAACCAAGGAGCCGAACATGGGAAAGCCGACGAAGTCCGACGCTGAGATCAGCGTCATTGAAATCTCGCAGGGTCGAATCGAGTTCTGCGTGCTGGGGAAAACGCCTCTGATCCTCAACCGCATGAGCGAGAAGGCGGGTCGCGAGTTGCTCTTGCCTCGCAAGAAGACCGCTGCCGACAAGGCCGCGAGCCTCAAGCACAACCCTCCCGAGGAGTACCGCGCGAGCGCGTACAAGGCGATCGGAGACGAAGCTCCGACCCGTCTTCTGATCCTGGCCACTGCCTTCAAGGGGGCGATGCGATCGTGCGCGGTGGACATCCCCGGGGCCGCGAAGGCTCAGATCGGACGCCTGACCTACGTGGAGGGCGACTACGTCGATATCTACGGCGTCCCGAAGCTCTCCATGGCCATCGTGCGAAGTGCTGACATGAACAGGACGCCGGACGTTCGGACGCGCGCGATCGTTCCTCAGTGGGCGGCGAGGGTGTCTGTGAACTACGTGCAGCCGATTCTGCGCGAGCAGGCCGTGGCGAACCTTCTGGCCGCTGCCGGGATCATGCGCGGCGTGGGGGACTGGCGACCGGAGAAGGGCTCCGGAAGCTACGGGCAGTTTGAGCTTGTCTCCAAGGATGACAAGCGGTTCCTGTCCATCATCAAGAGCGGCGGGCGCGCGGCTCAGGACGAAGCTCTGGCGAACCCGGAGCCCTACGACGCGGAGAGCGCGGAGCTTCTGGCGTGGTTCGAGACGGAGGCCACGCGACGCGGCTTCGCTGTCGTCGCGTAGTCACGGCAGGCTAGTCCGGGATTGGCAAGGCGTGGAGAGGTGCGACGGGGCAAGGCGCGGCGAGTCGCGGCAAGGCAGGAACGGCTGGGCGTGGAAAGGTCTGGCACGGTCGGGTGGGGCGAGGTTCGGCCGGAATGGCGGGGAAGGCGCGGCGTGTCGAGGTTTGGCGGGCAACAAGAACAAAGGGGAGAAAGTGAAGAAGGCTAAAAAGGCGAGCATCGAAACACCCGAGGACGTGATCCACGATGCGATCAGAGCCCTCGACCGGGATGGCCGGTTGACCCCGGAGGTCGTTGTCCGGGCGGCGAAGAATCCGAAGAGTCCTCTTCACGATCGGTTCGAGTGGGATGACTCGGTCGCGGCCCACAAGCATCGACTCGAGCAGGCCCGCTGCCTGATTCGGAGCGTGATGGTGACGATCACGACGGAGACGAAGACGATCTCGACCGTTCACTACGTGAGGGATCCGAGCGCCGAACCGGAGCAGGGCTACGTTTCGATCGCGCAGCTTCGGAGCGAACCCGAGAACGCTCGAGTGATGCTGCTCAGGGCGTTCGATCAGGCGAAGACGTACCTCTCGCGGGCTGAGGACTTCGCCGACGTGCTCGGGCAGCGCGAGGCCGTCGAAAGCGTCTCGCGCAAACTCCAGCGGGTCGTGAGCAGGTTCGAGGCAGAGAGTGGAGCGACGGCGTCACTCTGAAACGCGGCGGCCGCGGCTGGGCGTGATGAGGCGAGGCGTTGTTGTGGCGGGGTTGGGCGGCGTTTGGCACGGCAGGAATGGCGAGGTACGGCTTGGTGTGTTGTGGCTCGGCGCGGCTGGGCATGGCGGTCATGGCGGGGCTAGGCCGGGTCTGAAGAGGCGCGGCGAGGCGCGGCCAGGCGTGGCTTGGTAACGGCAGGATTGGCTAGGCGAGGCTCGGCGGGGAGAGGCGTGTTCTGGATGGCGTGGCAGGACTGGCCTGGCATGGCCCGGCTCGGTGAGGCGCGGTGCGTTGTGGCTCGGCATGGCTGGGCGGGCATTCACGAAAGGATGACGCTTTATGATTGATGTCATGACACCCAAGGAACTGAAGCAGCTTCGCCTCCGAATCGGATGGACCCAGGAGGAGGCCGCTCGGCAGCTTCAGGTTTCGGTTCGGACGTGGGCACGGTGGGAAGCGGGCGAGACTCGGATCATGGAGGCCGTCGCGGCATTCGTGAAGATGAAGGCGGCGAGGATCCGGAAGTAGGGGGCGTGGCGTAGGCACGGCGCGAATTAGGCAGGACTGGCAAGGCCGGGAGCGGCCGGGCGAGGCATGGCATGGCAGGAATGGCCGAGGCCGGGGTTGGTACGACAGTAGAAGCAATGGATCGCATCATTCGAGAGGACGAGGCTCGTAGAATCAGCGGGCTCGGTCGAACTGCGCGATGGAAGATGGAACGCGCTGGAACGTTTCCCCAGCGTCGGGCCATCGTTGGACGGATCACCGGCTACCTCGAGAGCGAGCTGCGCGAGTGGGTTCGCTCGCGCCCGGTGAGCTCGTACACGCCGCCCGCGGCGGCCATGCGGGCGAGGGCCGCTCGCAAGGCGGGCGGGAAACCCTAAACCCGGAATCGTGTCAAGCGATTTTTGCTAGGACGCTCACCTAGGACACTCACCTAGGACGCGCGGGGAACCCGCTGGAAAACCGCCATTACCCTGTGCGGGTAAATGGCGCTCACCCTCGCGCAGTTGCAGGTCAACCGGGACGCGATTGATTCCGCGATCGGCAGGGGAGAACTGTCCGTCACGTTCGCGGATCGAACGGTGATGTATCGCAGCGTCCTCGAACTTCGGCGCGCGCGCGACATCATCGACGGCGACATCGCGAAACTCGCGGGCCGCGCCAAGCAGTCTCTCGCCGTCGGGTCGAAGGGCTTCTGATGAGCACCACCGCGCTCCCGGTGAAGCCGTCGCGGGCCGCCTACTACCGCGAGTATCGCGCCCGCAAGGCCGCACAACCGCAACAGGGGGATGTTGCGCGCAACACTCGCAACAAGCAGCCCCTCGCCGCGCGCGCCGCGGTCTACGAGGCCGGGTCGGTCTCCCGACGCACCGTCGGCTGGAAAGCGCCGACGACCTCCCCGAACAGCAACCTCCTCGCGAGTCTCGCGCTGATCCGAGACCGCTCGCGGCAGGCGATCCGCAACGACGGATGGGCGAAGGGCGCGATCGACAAGCTCGTATACAACATCGTGGGCACCGGCATCGTCCCGCTCTCCAAGGCGCAGGACCCGGCGTTCCGCACAGCCGTTCAGGCGCTCTGGCTCAAGTGGACCTCGGTGAGTTCGACCAGCGGCCAGCAGGACTTCTACGGCCAGCAGGCCCAGGCGGTCCGCTGCTGGCTCTCGGCGGGCGAGGTGTTCCTCCGCCTGCGCCGTCGCTCTCTCGCGGACGGGCTCCCGGTTCCTCTCCAGGTCGAAGTGATCGAGCCAGAGCTGTGCCCGGTCGACTACAACGGCGAGCGCGGCGGGAATCGCATCCGCGCGGGCATCGAGTTCTCGCCGATCGGTGAGCGCGTCGCCTACTACTTCTTCTTCTCCCGGCCGGGCGACCTTCAGGACTACGACGCGGGCGACCTTCGGCGCATCCCCGCGGAGGACGTAATCCACCTCTACGAGGAGCTTCGCCCCGGCCAGTACCGCGGCGAGCCTCACCTCACGCCTGCGCTCGTCCTCCTGTGGGAACTGGACAAGATGCAGGACGCCACCGTGTTGCGCTCGCAACTGGCGAACATGTTCGCGGGCTTCCTCAAGACCCCGAACACGGACGCGGACGTTCACCCGCTCACCGGCCTCGCGGCGAACAAGAACGACGAGGGGAAACCGATCCTCACGCTCGAGCCTGGCACCTTTCAGGAACTTGCACCCGGCGAAGAGGTCGTGTTCAACGATCCGCCCCAGGCCGACTCGTTCGCGCCCGCGTTCATGTCGCAGCTTCTCCGCAGCATCGCCTCCGGCCTGGGCGTCCCGTACGAGATCCTCACCGGGGACATGAGCGGGCTGAATGACCGCTCGATGCGCGTCGTGCTCCAGGAGTTCCGCCGGGGCATTCAAGCGCGGCAGCACCTCGTCGTCGCGCACCAGCTTTGCGAGCCGGTCTGGCAGCGATGGATGCGCGCCGCCTTCGACGCGTCCGCGCTCCCGATCCCGCCCGCCTACCTCTTCGACGCCGACCCGTGGGCGAGGGTGGACTGGCGGCCCCAGGGCTGGGCGTACACGCACCCCGTGCAGGACGTTCAGTCGACCATCACCGCAATCAAGGCCGGACTCACGACGCGATCCGCGGCCGTGAGCGAGCAGGGCTATGACGCGGAAGAGATCGACCGCGAGCAGGCCGCCGACAACAGCCGGGCGCAGAGCCTCGGCCTCAACTACGAGTCGAGCACCGGCGCCGTTGCGCCCGTTGCCGCGACTCCAGGAGTATGACCATGAGTAAGTGGTTCGACATCAACCTCAAGGCCGAAGATCCGTCGGCCGCGCCGTCGGTCGCTGAGGTCTACATCAACGACTACATCGGCGGGTGGGCCGATCAGATGTGGAAGGACTTCCTCGCGACGGACAGCCCGTTGACCGCGAAGGACATCCTCGAGCAGCTCGCCGCGCTCCCCGAGTCCGTCAAGACGATCCGGGTGCACATCAACTCGCCGGGAGGCGACGTCTCGGCCGCGCTCATGATCGCCAACGCATTCCGCGACCAGCGGGTGACGAAGGGCCGAAACGTCGAGACGATCGTGGACGGCCTTGCCGCGAGCGCGGCTTCCATCATCGCGATGGCGGGCGCCCCGATGCGCATGGCGGACAACGCGATCCTGATGATTCACGACCCGTGGTCCGTCGTCGGCGGGAACGCCGCCGAGCTGCGCAAGAGCGCGGACGTGCTCGACCAGATCCGCAACGGCAGCATCATCCCGACGTACCAGTGGCACACGAAGCTGGGCGACGATGAGGTCGCCGCGCTCATGGCCGCGGAGACGTGGATGGATGCGGACATGGCGATCGAGCGCGGATTCGCCGACGAGAAGATCGCGGGTCTGAAGGCCGCGGCCTCGATCGACCCGCGCGCGATCACCGCCCTCAAGGTCCCGGAGAAGTTCGCCGATCGCGTGAAGGCACTCATGCGCTCCACCGAGACCCCGGCCGCCGCGCCGGTCGAGGCCGCTCCCGCTCCTGCCCCGAAGGTGTCGAGCGAGCAGATCATCAAGGCGTGCACCGACGCGGGCCTCGACCTCGCGTTCGCGTCCGCGGTCCTGTCGGAAGGTCTCACGGCTGATGCTCTTTCGGCCCGCATCACCGCCGAGAAGGCGACCAGGGCCGCGGCCGAAACCAGGGCGGACAACATCCGCGCCCTTTGCGGGGCCGCCCACGCGGACCTCGTGCCCGAGCTGATCGCGAGCGGCATGACGTTCGACCAGGTCAAGAGCCACATCTGCAAGGTCTCCGCCAAGCTCGACAAGGTCGAGATCGACGCGGGCCTCGCGCCCGAGCAGGGCAAGGGCAAGAAGCCCGTGATCAACATCTCGGCGATCTACGCCGAGCGCAACAAGGCGCAGCACTAACTCTCGTTCCAAAAGGAGACATCCATGAGTCTTACCGAATCCCAGCACACCGGCGAGTTCATCCTCGCCGAGCCCGAACCCAAGATCAGCCGGAAGAACGTGACGGTCACCGTCGCGGCCGGCGCCAAGCTCCAGCCGGGCCATGTCCTGTCGAAGCTGGCAGCCACGGACAAGTACGTCGAGTACGACAACGCGGGGACGGACGGTTCCGAGGCCGCGGCGGGCGTGCTCTACAACGAGTGCGACAACACGGACGGTGTCGCCCCCGTCGACTTCGCGGCCGTCGCCCTGGTGCGTCTCGCTGCGGTCCGCAAGTCCGATCTCAAGTGGGCCAGCGGCGTCGATTCCGGCGGCAAGACCGCGGCCTATTCCGATCTCGCCGCTTCCATGCTCATCGCCCAGGACTGAGTCCCGGACTCCAAGGAGAAACACCATGCCCATTCTCGACATCTTCCGTACCGACGCCTTCGGCGTCGTGTCCCTCACCGACGCCATCCTGAAGGCTCCGTACAAGCCTGGGCGCATCGGAGAACTGAAGCTCTTCAAGGAGAAGGGCATCACCACCACGAGCGTCGCCGTCGAAGAGAAGGCGGGTCGGCTCGAGCTGATTCAGACCTCGCCTCGCGGTGGCGTCGGGAGCTCGATCGGCGCTCAGAAGCGCACCGCTCGCTCGTTCGTTGTGCCTCATCTCGAGAAGGATTCGACGATCATGGCCGACGAGGTCCAGAACGTTCGCGCCTTCGGGTCGGAGAACAACACCGAGGCGGTCCAGACGCTTGTGAACGAGCGCCTCGCCGACCTCCGCGCGATGCACGAGGTCACTCTGGAGCGCCATCGTGCGAGCGCGATTCAGGGCATCATCCTCGACGCCGACGGGTCGCCGATCTACAACCTGTTCACGGAGTTCGGCGTGGCGCAGCAGACCGCGACGCTGTCCCCCGACGCGAACACGGACAACGGGGACTTCCTTCGTGGCGAGGTGATCGCGGCCCAGCGGCTCATCGAGTCCGAACTCGGCGCCGAGCCGATCCGTGGCTACCGCGCGTTCTGCGGTGCGCAGTTCTTCGATGACCTGCGAGCGGACCTCGGCGTCGTGGAGACGCTCCGTCGCGCGACTCCCACCGCGCTGCTCGAGCAGGAGGCGAACATCCGCCGGTTCACGTTCGCCGGCGTCACGTGGGAGGAGTACCGCGGCAGCATCGGCGGCCAGGACTTCTTCGCCGACGACGAGGCGTACCTCTTCCCCGAGGGCTCCCCGTCGCTCTTCTCGACCTACTTCGCCCCGGCGGACTTCGTCGAGACGGTCAACACGATCGGCCTCCCTGTCTACGCCAAGGCCGCGGTCGACGAGCAGTTCCAGCGGTGGGTGAAGCTGCACACGCAGAGCAACCCGCTCTCGCTGTGCACCCGCCCCCGCGCCGTCGTCAAGCTCACCATCGGCACGTAGCCGAAAGCGTCATCCGATGGCTGATCTGAGACCCCCGCTCGTCGCGGCGCTTGATGCCTTTGGCGTCGCGGCGACGGTGACTGTCCCGGACGGTGATCCGGTGGAGACCACGGTCCTGTGGCAGCCGCCGATCACCGAGGAGTACCCGACGGGTTCGGAATACCGTCGGGCTACTCCGCGCCGTCGGATGGCGATTCCTTTGTCGGACGTGCCTCAGATCCCGCGAGGCACCATCATCAACGCCCCTGAAGTCTCCGGTGGAGATGAGGGGCGATGGTCCGTTGACGAGACGGAGCGCGTCGACAGCGATCACCACCGCGTGATCGTGACCTCTGCGGAGCTGGTCTCATGAGCCGACGACAGAAGATTCTGGCGGCGTTCATCGCGCGCCTTCAGAAGATCCTCATCGCCGACGGCTACCAGACGAACGCGGGCCAGCTCGTGTTCATCGGGGAGAGGCCGACGCTCGGCCCGGATGACCCCGACGCGTCCATCGACGTAGTCGTGGGAGCCGACGAGGCGACGTATCAGGGGGAGAACGTTGCACTCAGGCTCCCGGTCACCGTACGTGCGGTGGTCAAGGCAACGCGCGAGTCCGCGTGGAGCACCGTCGAGGCCGTCATTTCAGACATCAAGACTGCCGTCGAGACCGATCACGACCTGGATCGTCTTCTTTCGCCTCGTGGCCTTGAGCGCGGACCCGTCGAGCCGCGCGATCGCGAGCCCGGCGACGAGATCATCGGCGTGGGCATTCAGTATTCGTTCCGGTTCTCCGAGAGGTGGGGGGCGCCGTGAGCGTGACTCAGGAAGTCGTTCGCCTGGACACCGGAGACCTCGCGGCCTCCATCGCTACGCTTCGCTCGCGGTTTCCAGCGGCGCTTCGTCGCGCGATCCGCAAAGCCGGGACCGCGGCGCGGACCGAGATGTCTCGGCTCGTATCCGCCGACATGGCGCTGCCCGTGAGGCGCGTCCGTGACGAGATCAAGTTCGTCACCGATGACACCTCGGCAACGCTGAGCGTCCGCGGCTACCGGATCCCGCTCATCGACTTCAAGGCCCGCGGCCCGGAGCCTTCGCGCGGGCGTGGCGCCGGTGTGTCGTACGCGCTGCCGGGTGGCCGTAGCCGTCTCCCTCACGCCTTCATCGCGACGATGCCCAGCGGTCACCGTGGCGTATTCGAGCGGACCGGGCGGTTCGGGCGCGTGAGCAAGGACGGCCGCCGCGGGCTTGAGCGGATCGCGGAGAAGTTTGGCCCGTCGATCGCGAACGTGTTCAAGAAGTTCATGAAGGAGGGTGCCGAGCGCGGCGGCGAATCGCTGGCCGTGAACGTGCAGTCTCAGATCAATCTCATCATCAGTAGAAGCAAATAGGAGCCCACCATGAGTCAGCCCTTCGAGATCGTTGCGCAGCCCTTCACCCTGTGGGTGGCCGCCGTCGGCAGCGCGTTCCCGTCTGTCGATGAGGCTCCCGGCGGGAGCTGGACCAAGATCGGCACGTCCGGCGACCTGAACTACACCGAGGACGGCGTCACGGTCAGCCACAAGCAGAAGCTCGAGACGTTCCGCGCGCTCGGCAGCACGGGGCCCCGGAAGGCGTTCCGCACCGAGGAAGATCAGATGATCTCCCTCACCCTCGTGGACCTCACGCTCGAGCAGTACAAGCTCGCGCTGAACGGGAACACGATCACGACGACCAGCCCGGGCGTCGGCGATTCGGGAACCAAGAAGATCGGCCTGTCCCGCGGCCTCGACGTCGAGCAGTACGCGCTGCTCATCCGCGGCGCGAGCGCCTCCGCCTACATGGAGGGCGGCGTCGCGCAGTACGAGGTTCCGGTCGCGGTTGTCGTCTCGGAGCCCGAGGTCGTCTTCACGAAGGGTTCGCCCGCGGGCCTCGCGATCGAGTTCCAGGCGCTCGAGGATCCGGACGCGGCGAGCACCGATGAGCGGTTCGGCCGTCTCATCATGGCGAACACCGAGCCCGGCACGTAGCCGTGACGCTCGCCGATCGGGCGTCTGCGCTGGTGGCTGAGATCGCGGCTCACAAGGCTGCGATCCGCCACCATCGGGGCGCCCTCGGCCGAGCGAAGGAAGAACTCATACGGCTCCAGAGTGCGGGGGCCGGAATCAAGGTAGTCGTTCAAGGCGGAGGGAAACACCCATGGCCCGAAACATCCTCGACCTCGCAACACTGACGGACCGCTCGACGATCAGCGTCGATGGCAAGGCGTACGAGCTTCTCAACCCGGGCGAATTGTCGATCCTCGACAATCATCGCGTCGCGAAGTGGGGAGCCCGGTCGCAGGAGCTTTACGGCTCTCTCGAGCAGCTCGGCGAGGATGGTGTCGCTGAGCTTGCGTCCCTCCTCGATCGACTCTGCCGCGTCATCTGGAAAGCGCCCGACGAGGTCCACGATCGGCTCACGGACACACAGCGTCTCGCGGTGGCCACGGCTTTCACCGGGCTCCAGCGGGGGACACTGCCGGTGACCGCGGGAGCAGGCGAGGTGCCGGCCACGGACGCTCTTCCGAATCACGAGACGCCGATTGGGGAGAACTCGTAGCGCGCCTCGTGCGCTTCTACGGAGGCTCTCCGATGGCCTGGCTCACTCAGACCCCGCTGTGCGTCGTGAACGCGCACGTCGCAATGCTCAACCCTCTGACGGCAGAGGAGAGCCGCTCCGCGGCGAGCGTGGTCGGCGTGGGCCATGCGATGAAGCCGGGCGATTGGGCGCGCAAACAGATAGCGGAGTGGGACAAGGCCGCGCGCATGGGCCGCGGACAACCAGTCCGCACGGGCGTTCCTCTCGGCGCCGGAATCAAGGTGATACGCCATGGCCGAAAAGCTAGCTGAAGCGAAACTCGTCCTGTCACTGGACGATCGTGCTCTCAAGGAGGGGCTTGCCAAGGTTCCCGGCGAGGCGCAGAAGGCCGCTACCGCAGTCAAGAGCATCAGCCAGGCCGTAGACCTGAAGATCTTCAAGGAGCTTGCGGACGTCACGTTCGCCGCCTTCGGGAAGATCATCAGCGGCATCGAGGAACTCGGCAACCGCGGGGCGCAGGTCGACGACGTCGCGAACTCGTTCTCGGTTCTGACGGAGAAGACGGGCGAGAGCGCGGATGTGATGCTCGGGAAGCTCCGCGAGGGCGTCGTCGGAACGCTGTCCGACTACGACCTGATGGTCCTCGCGAACAAGACCCTCGGGTCCGGTCTCGTGAAGACGTCGGACGACATGGGCGCGCTCGCCGCCGGCGCCCGCACCCTTGCGAAGGCGACCGGCGAGACGACGGCTCAGGCATTCGACACGCTGACGAGTGCGATGGCGAGCGGGAGAACCGCGGCGCTGAAGCAGGTCGGCCTCTTCGTCGATAGCAAGGTCGCCCTCGAGGACTACTCGCAGGCCATCCACAAGAACGTCTCCGACTTCACCGACGCGGATCGGGCGCAGGCGCTCGCCGCCGCGAGTCTCGCCGCGCTTCGGCAGCGCATGAAGGACATCGTCCCGGATGCGGCGGACTTCGGAGAGCTGATCGACCAAGCGAAGGTGAGGCTCTCGAACTTCAAGGATCAGGTCGCCGTCGGGGTCTCGCAGTCTCCGGTGTTCGCGGCCGGCATGAAGACGATGGGCCGGGCTCTTGGAGATGCCTTCGGAACGGACAACAAGGCGCAGGCCGCCGAGATGGTGAGGATCATCGAGAAGGTGGCCATCGGGGCGACCTACGTGGCGCAGGGCGTCGTCGCGCTCGGGACCGTGTTCGCGACGGTGTTCTCCGCGATCGGCGTCGTCGTCAACGGGACCATGACCACGCTCGCCGTGTTCGTGACCGGAGTCGCGGCTGGAGTGGAAGCTCTGGCGAAGCTGGCCGCGGCGGTCCCGGGCACCGGAGCCGGGATGGATGCGCTCGCGAACAGTGCGCACGATGCCCGCGAGCGAATGGTGGAGATGAGCGCGAGCCTCGCGGAGTCGACCGCAGAGTCGGCGCGCGGCGTCATGGGGCATAGCGCCCTGCAGCAGAAACTCGACGCGGTCGGCGGCGTCATCATGCGAGTACGTGACGCGATGGTGGCGGCGAAGGGTTCGACGGCCGAGACGACGAATGCGGTCGTCGAACTTGGGAAGTCCGCCCCGGAGGCCGCGGCGAGGACGAAGGACTCCGCGACGAAGATCGCCGACGCGTTCTCCGCGCTGTACGCGGACGTGCTGACCGCGACGAAGATCGGTCTTGAGAAGCGCCTCTACGAGATCGAGTTTGCCCGCCAGAAAGAGATCGACGGGCTGAAAAATCTCAAGGAGATGACGGTCGCCGAGCACGATGAGATGGAGCGGCTAATAAACCAGAAGTATGACCAGCGGCGGGCCGCGGCGATTCTGGCCGGTGACGAGATCGTCAACAAAGAGCGCGAGGTTCAGAACGAGATCGCGCTGCTCAACACGACGGGCACCGCGAACAAGCTGCTGCAGATTCAGATTGCGCGCGACAAGGAGATCGAAGCGCTCGCGTTCCTGAAGCTCGCGAACGAGACGCGGTATCAGGAAGACGTCGCGGCCGTGAACGAGAAGTACCGCATTCAGGCCGAGCAGGCGCGCGGCTACTACGCAACGATCGAACAGGCTGCGACGGCGGCCGGATTCAAGACGCGCGAGGAGATGCAGCTCGAGGCCGACAACGCGAAACGGCTCTACGACGAGATGCTCACGTCCGGCAAGTTCACGTACCAGGAGCTTGAGAAGGCCAAGAAGAAGGCGACCGATGCCGCGGCGGCGATGGACAAGGTCGAGACCCTTGGAGCCCTGCAGAAGTTCGACATCATCGCGTCTTCGGCCTCGACGATTCTCCGATCCCTGTTCGGGAAGAACAAGAACGCGGCGATCGCTGCGGCGATCATCGACACCGCGGCCGCGGTCGCGAAGACGCTGGCTCAGTATCCGTTCCCGTTCTCGCTCGTGCCGGCCGCCGCTGCTGCCGCGGCTGGGTACGCGCAGGTGAAAGCGATTCGCGAGGTCAACCCGGCGGGCTTCGCGGAAGGCACGCCCGGCTTGGACTTCGCCAACTTCGGCCCCGAGTCCTGGCATCCGCTCCACAATCAGGAAGCCGTGATCCCGCGCGGCGGCGGGCACCTCCTCGCCGGTGAGATAGCCTCGGCGATGCCGGGGCAGGATGAGCAGACCTCGCTGCTCCGGGAGATCCGGGCTCTCCTTCAGGACGCGCCCCGCGAGAACCGGAAGGCGTTCCGCGACGCGATGCTCCTCGCATGACGACCACGATCACGCCGAAGATCGAGATGGACTTCGGGGCCGGCTGGGTAGACGTGTCGGCGGATGTCGTCTCCTCGATCACGGCGGATTGGGGCATCCACGGGTCGGCTCCGAAGGATCGCGTCGCGACTCCGGGAAGCCTTCGATTCCAACTCGACAACTCGACCCTCAACAGCGGTGGGCTTCTCGGCTACTACACGCCCGGGCATCCGAACGTCCGCGCGGGCTTCGACATCCGCACCCCGGTGCGATACGTGCTGAGTCACGACTTCTTCGGAGACCGCGTCCGGTGGGTCGGGACGGTGGAGAGCGTGAGGCCAGTGGCCGGGCTCAGGCAGACTGCGGACGTCACCTGCGCGGACTGGTTCGAGGATGCGGCACGCGCAAAGCTCACGGCGGTGGCGGTCCAGACTGACGCGCAGTCGGACGTGCTCTTCGAGACGCTGGTGGCCGCTGCCGCAAAACAGCCCCCGAACGGGACTCTCGTCGGAACTGGCTCGGATATCTACGCCTACGCGCTCGATGACGTCCAGGACGAAAAGACCTCTCTGCTCGAAGTGCTGCAGCGGCTCATGCTGAGTGAGTTCGGCATCTGCTACGAATCGGCGGGCGTGGTCGTCTTCGAAGGTCGCAAGTCGAGAGGCGGCGGAGGTTCCGTGAAGTTCGCGCTCGACGAGGACGATCAGATCGTCGCGCTCGCGCTCGCCTCGGGCCGTGACGACATCATCAACCGCGTCCAGGTGATCGTTCACCCGCGGCGCCGGGACGCCGCAGCGACCACCGTGCTGTTCAACCTCGGCTCCGCCGTCGAGATCCCGCGCGGAACATCCATCACGATCAACTGCCCGTACCGTGATCCGAACCAGCAGGCGCAGCGCGTCGGCGGGGTCGACATGGTGACCCCGGTCGCGAACACGGACTACACCTTCCGCGAGACGAAGGAAGGAACTGGCGCCGACTACACGTCCCAGCTTTCGGTCTCGTACGTGGGAACGCCCGGAGGCAACTCCGCCACAGTGATCGCGACGAACGCGGGGCCGGCGGACGGGTGGATCCCCGCGAACGGTCTCCAGTTGCGAGGCCGCGGGCTCTACAACTTCGAGCCCGTGATCGCGGACTACGGGGACGAGGACAGCATCGACGCGTTCGGCGAGGGCGTGCTCGCGTACGACATGCCGTTCCAGGGCTCGACTGCGAACGCGAGCGACCTCGCGCTGTTCATCCTTGCGCTTAACAAGGATCCGAGGCCGCGGGCTCAGAAGGTGTCCTTCATCGCGAACTGGTCCGAGACCGAAGTCGAGCAGGCGTTCAACCTCGAGATATCCGACCGCGTGTCGGTGACGTCGGGCGCCGCGGGACTCTCCGCCGAGCCGTACTTCGTCAACGGCTTCCACTTCGTATCCCATCCTTCCGGGCTCACGACCGTGACGCTCGACCTGGCGCCGGTGAACACGACGCAGTACTGGCAGCTTGAGGTCACGGGCCGGACCGAACTCGATGAGACGACGGTCCTCGGATATGGGCTCTTCTCGGTTGGCTGGATTCTCGGGACTTCGACTCTAGGCGAGAACAGCTTCCTGAACTGAGGCAAGAACATGGCATGGACTTCTCCTAAGACGTGGGCGTTGGGTGCTCTTGTGTCGGCCTCCGATCTGAACGAGCAGATCCGAGACAACCACGTCCACCTCAAGCTCCTCGTTAACGACTCGGGGAAGATCCCGGCGCTGAGTTCGACATACGTTGCCGACCTCTCCGGGGCGAATCTCACCGGAGTGGCGAAGCTCGCTAGCGCGAACGCGTTCACGGCGGGCGTCCACAACTTCAACGGCGGAGCCGGGGCGCGTCTTGTGCTGCCGGTCGGCGCCGATCGTTGGGCCACCTAAATGGGCTGGACCACCCCTCGGACATGGACGACCTCCGAGGTCGTCACGCCGACCATGCTGAATGCTCACCTCAGGGATAACCAGCTCGTGCTCAAGACCGTGCGCAACTCGGCCGGCCGCCTGAGCGAGCTTTCGAGCGCAACGCTGGCCGATCTCTCCGCGGCGAACGTGACGGGGCTCGCGCGCGTCGCGAGCGGAAACACGTTCACCGGAACGTCTACCTTTGGAGGGACGTCGCGCGTCGTGCTTCCGGTCGGCACGGACAAGTACGAAGACCTCGGCGGCGGACTGCGCCGGGGCTTCTGGGTCGAGGGCAACTATCTCCACCACATCGCGAGCAACCAGACCACGGAGTGGCGCTACCTCGGCACCTACGTGTCGACTCCCGCGGGGGCGGTCGCCGGATCGGTGTGGATCGAAGGCGACGACCTTCACTACATCGACGCCTCGGGGCTCGAGCGCCGGTGCTCTCCGACCTCGAGCGGCCACACGGACGCCGCGGCAATAGGTGGCTCGACATGGGTCGAGACCTACGTTCATTGGATTCGGGAATCCGGCTCGTCCGAGAAGCCCGGCCACGCCGACGTCGCACACGCGGACGGGACCGATCACTACGACACTCATTCAGACGTTGCGCACGGCGACGGGCATTCGGACGTTGGGCACGCGGACAGCCACGCGGACACGGCTCACGAAGACACGCACTCTGACGCCCACGGAGACGACTCTCCACCGGAACACCCGGAGGAGCACACGGACACGCCGCACACCGACGAGCACGCGGACACGAGCCACGCCGACACCCATACCGACGTCGACCACGCGGACAGCCACTCCGACGCGCACACGGACACCTACTCGGACCACTCCGATCACGGAGACGTCGCGGCGCAAAGCCAACCGACGGTTGTCTCATGAGCGTAGAAGTGAACGTCGTCGGAACTCAGTGCGGGCTCTCGTGCTCCTACTGCTATCAAGCGCCCGTCAGGCTTGCTACGAAGAACCGCGCGCTCGCGATCAACCATGAGGCGATTCAGGCCGCGGTCCTCGCAGCGAATCCGGGCCCCCAGGGCTTCAGCGTCTTCGGAGGCGAGGCGCTTCTCGCGAAGGTCTCCGACCTGGAGCGGATCTGGGCCTTCGGCCTGGAGAAGTTCGGCACGAACGGAGTCCAGACGAGCGGTGTCCCGATGGCGGAGGAGCACCTCGCGCTTTTCAAGCGATACCGGGTGCATGTCGGGTTCTCCATCGACGGTCCCGGAGAACTGAACGACGCGCGCGCGGCGGGCTCTCTCGCGGCGACCCGGAAGGCGACGGATCACTCCATCGCCATGCTGCTGCGGTGCCTCGCTGAGGGCATCGGGTGCTCACTCATCGTCACACTTCACAGGCTGAACGCGTCTCCAGACCGTCTGCCGATGCTGCTCGACTGGTTCCGAGATCTCGACGCGGCGGGCCTTTCGAGCGCCCGGCTTCATCTCCTCGAGCGTGACGGCCCCGGAGGCGAGCGCCTCGCGCTCACCGACACGGAGAACATCTCGGCCCTCATCGCGGCTCAGAAGCTCGAAGGCGAGCTGAAGCGCCTGCGGTTCGACGTGTTCGCGGACATCGCGAAGAAGCTCCGCGACCCCGACGCGTCGGGGACGTGCGTGTGGAACGGGTGCGACCCGTGGACGACTCCCGCGGTTCACGGCATCGAGCCCGACGGATCGCGCGGCCT